ACAGCTCGAGCAGGTACTACCTGGAATTTTTGCGAGCTTGGATCCTGTTTTGCATTCTTTAGCCGGTAGGCCGTAGGCTTTACCTGGCATTTTAGATGGTTTACTAAGTGAGCCGGTGATAGTGCTTGCTTCTGTTTTATTCATATATTCCTTTCTGTTTAGTCCTATATAGTCCTTTATTTCTTATTGTCAAGCTTGTAGCTTGTTGCTTGCTGCTTGAAGCTTTCATTCTTCACTTTGGTGATCCCTAAGGCCCGGAGCTGCGACGAGCTCAGGGTTCTGCCTTTGTTTATATTTAAAAAGTTTTCTGGTCTCATGATGCTGCCATCGGCAGCCTGATATAGAAAACTGTATTTACTTTCTCTGATCATATTATCCTTTCTGTTATCTCCTATATATTCCTTTATTTCTTATTGTCAAGCTTGCTGCTTGCAGCTTGTCGCTTGAAGCTTGCGGCTTGTAGCTCGTTGCTTGCGGCTTTGATACCCAGCTCACGGAAAAATTTCTCGCAGCTTTTTATATAAGCTTTAGGCAGCTGGCCGTGGTCCTCCCGGAACCACGGCAACAGATCGTTGTAATTAATTCTTCTTTGGGCCATATTGTTTCAACCAGTATAAAGCTTTAATTTTAGTTCTTGGTAATTCAGGGTAATGTCTTCTTAATACTTTCATTACCGGGATCCTGCACATCTTCAGGCCAGTTTGTACTTCCAATTGAAGAGCGGTGATTGCCATCTCTATTTGGAAGTTCTTTCTTTGTGCATCATTACTAAACGTTATCATTGTCATTATCTTTCTCCTTCTGTTTGCCTAAACCCGGTACATGGAGATGAACTCTGCATCTATTCCTACCGGGGTTCGGCGTTTTGCTGGTTTGAGTTTAACGACGTCGGATACCAGCAAACGGACGCATTACTATGTATATATATTTAATCTCAAATATATATGTGCAAAGTGTCGCAGGCTTGTGGCTTGAAGCTTGTCGCTTGAAGCTTGACCCTTTAGAATATCAAATAAAAAAAGTTAAATCTATTAGACATAGTGTCGCAGGCAACAAAGAGTCTGGCGCCCAAAACCGGACGCCAGACTCTAAAATTAAGTTCGTAATGATCTTTCAACCATTAAATCAAGCTTATCAATGATCTTACACATATCATTTTTTTGAGGGGTATAAAGGCTACCGTCTCTGTGTCTTCTCAAGGTAGCTAGGTGCAAAGCCTTGAGTTGATGCTGGAAGTTATCTAAAAATTCCTGGCGACTATTCCCAGCGGGGGTTCCTCGCCTTACAACCTTTAGAACTTTTTTTAATGTAAACATTGTTTACCTTTCTGTTTGTTAGATTATAGCATCTAGGATATTAAAGGAGAAGTCAATAGGACAGATTGACGCAGGCTTGCTGCTTGCTGATACAACCTGAGGTTATGTCAATTCTCCATATTGTCACGCGACAATATGTCGCAGTTGCCGTGTTCCTTATGTGAAAGATTTTCAGAACACGATTTCGGGATACCCTAGAGACCTACTAGATCTTCTTTCATGACCACCCTTGCAACTTTAAACCAAGGTAAAACCTACCAGCTAGTAGTCGGTCGGCTTAGCTAGTTACTAGCGAACTATCACCGCCTTGGTTCCTTCGTTGGCTTGTTCATTTCGCATTTAGCACATTAAGGGTTGCAATCTCCCTGTAGTAGCTAGCGGGTAAAATTTAATCGCCTACCCCTTTTAACGAACCAACGGTCAATTGTGGTTGCAGGGCAAGTTCGGGTAGCGTGAGCATCCTCGTGTTATCCTGCTTTCGGTATATAATTTTTCAACCGACTTAAACCACATGCCACCTGCCGAAGACCCTTTCGGGGGTTAACCATAACAAGGTCAAGTGACGTATATAAACTACCATGATCTATATCTCATGCAACGCGCATTGTGTCGCAGGGTGCGACAACTTGGCAATATTATTTTGCTTGCATTTTGATATATTGTACCAAACAAACAGAAAGGTAAAACATGAAACCAATACGATCAAACGAACTAGAATTTTTTAAGGAATTAATTAATTCTAAATTCACAGATAAACAACGATCACTTGATACTGAAATAAACATTGAGGCAGAGAAGCTATCCGATAAAAGAAAAGTTGCTTTTGCTTCGGAGTGTGGTGTCAGTAAAGAGTTGAAAGCGTTGGAGCAGGCAGATAAAAAATACAGGGACTTTGTAAGAACTAAAGACCAAGCAGAAAGACTGCTTCTAGACAAAGTGGCTTTGATTGGAAATTCCTTGTCCGAGAAGCTAGGACGGTTGTCAAAGAATAGAGACTGGAACGACAGTTTCCATGACTTTAGTCCCAAAGAAGACGGCGTCGAGTTTTTTACCACACGCCTAGATAACGCCTGTTATCGAGAAGCAGAAAGACACATTAAGAAAGGGCATAAGTTATACAATGCTTTGAAAGAAAAAAAGGACAATTGTAAATTGATTGTTCATACTGGAAGCGACATACAGACTACAGTCCAAACGCTTCAATCTGAAATGGGTAGCGCAGATATAAGGTTATCTATTCCTGATAAACTTTTACAGATAGCTGTAAAATAAATACTTGACAGCCCTATCCTATTTATTATAGGATAGGGCATAAACAGAAAGGTATAAAATGATTAAAGTAACTTGGTATATGAAGAAGTATAAAAAGGTGGATAGTCGACAAGGTATCTTAGATGATAAGTCCAAAGAGTGGACAGACAAGAACGGAAATCGTTGTTTAACTTTTTGGGATACAGTAAGAAACAGATATACAACCGCAGTCAATTATAAAACAGAGGAGGTAGCATAATGCTTATATTTATTAAAATGTTTTTATGTTTATTTGTTATTGCATTGGGAGGTGTAATAACAGTAGGACTAGAGAACGCGATACTAGGAATCTTAGTATCGGCAAGCGGTATCTTAGGAATAGCATCTGAATTCATAGAGGTTTAACTGCGACAATCTGCACAGTGATTTTAATTAATCACTGTGCTACTTTGTTTTTAATTAACAGAAAGGATAACCATGACTAAATGCTCAGTATGTGAAGAAGAAACTAAAAACGATGAGTTTACAGATTATGAAATTATGGTCTGTATTAATTGTGCAACAGAAGAAAGCGAGGATAACAATGAATAGAACAATAACAGTAACCAACCCTTACTCAGGCGAGAGCGCAAAGCTTAACGAGGAGGAGAATCGTTTGTATCATTTAATTAAACATGCAGAAGAAATAGAGCATTACGATGTAATGCAGAAAGGCTTAGAGAAGTTCAGTAGGATGAATCCATCTGCTTACATGACGCTACTAGACTAGTAGCACCTCGCATCTAGCCACTCGCATCGAGTGGCGGGGTGTGACAATATGTCGCAGGTTTTTTCTTTTAATAGAGGTACCAAGCCCAACCCAAAATTCGAAAGCCTGACGCTTGATCGTTTCTTCATATAAAAAAAGGGGTCCCTATGCCTACCCTTTATGTCTTGTTTTACACATAGACATAGTCTAAATTCATTATGGACTTCAAAAAAATATTATAAAAAATTTTTTAGAAAAAAATTTCAGAATGATTGACTTAGAAAAGATAAATAGATTACCCCCTGATATCAGGAAAGAGTTTATGAAAACTCTGGTTCAATATGATCAAAAGAAAAAGGTGGAAACAATACAAGACGATTTTATGTCTTTTGTTAAACATGTTTGGCCTGAATTTATTGAAGGAAACCATCATGCTAAGATTGCAGACAAATTTAATAAACTGGCTACAGGAGAAATTAAAAGGCTTATTATTAATATGCCTCCTCGTCACACGAAATCAGAATTTGCATCCTTCCTACTTCCTGCATGGATGATTGGTAGAAAACCTAAATTAAAAATAATCCAATCCACTCACACTACCGAACTTGCAGTACGTTTTGGTCGTAAGGCTAAGAACTTAATGGATACCGAAGAATACAAATCTGTCTTTCCCACTCGTCTTAGAGAAGATAGTCAGGCAGCGGGTAAATGGGAAACC